ACTCTATGTGGTGTGTCACTCATGAATATTATAGCATCTTTTTTCTTTAATGGAATAATCTTCTTCTCATCTATCACCATTTCAAATTCACCACCTTCAAAATCATCATTCAATAGTATAGTAAAACTAATCTTACGTATTCTATTATTCTGTCTCTTACCTTGCATCCAATTAGATTCATCTATATGCCAATCATAGTAACCACCCTTTTCATATACAGTATCTTGCATAGGTTCTATGAAATCAATATCATAATTCCATTCACATTTTTCATTAGCAAATCTAATAAACCCATCTACTAATCCATACAATCGTTCATCATCTATAAAACGAGATTTTGATTCTCTATTTACTAGATCAAGTTCTCCTTTATTTTCTAAACCTTCTACCTTAGAAGATTCATAATCATCTATAGGTTTACTTTCACGATCTGTACCTTGACATTTTTTAAGTTGTCTCTCTATAAGATCAAAATATTCATCTTCCATATTGATGATTATATACTGGTGTTTAAATGAATTCATTTTTGACACACCATTATATGAACACCATTCCACCATCCATTAGGATCTTCTGGTATACCAGTTAATATCTTACGATCAAACATAACTTTAAGATCATTTTCTTTAACCCATATATTTGCTGACTCTACTACACCCATAAAATTAGCATCATCTATTACTATTATAAACTGATCATCCATAATTGTATAGAGGTATGTTAAATTATCATATTGTTGCTGTGGGTCATGATCAGCATCATAGAAAATAATATTTGCTTTCTTATTTTCCATAGTATGTTCATCACGAATAATATTAAAATCTGCCTGAGTTAGATCCTGAATACTTTTCTCATGAAAGACCTGATTCTTTTTCATACCTTTAAAGAATGCACCTTTAGGATTATTCATTTTAAATCCTTTATGTCCATATACTTTACCACCACTATCCCAACTATCCTCGTCACGGAATGGAGCAATGTCTTCTTCTGAATAATTATCAACAGCAAACGCTGGTATATCTCTATCCATTGTTGCAGCAAAGAATGTACTGCCAGCAGCAACACCTAATTCTAAATACACAGCATCTTCTTTGGAACATAAGTTATTCAGAAAATGTCTAATAATATTTGATGATAAACCTTCGTAATTAAATCCTTCTGGATTAAACTTACTCTCTCCTATTGCAGCCTTATTAATAGAATCGAGAACTAGTTCTATATCCTTATCCATAGTTCTTTCATTCTTCTTCATCCTAGAATGAATAACTGAATCGCAATAATTACAATCCCAACAATCAAACTTACATGTCTTAATCTTATCTCTCCAGATATCAATGGGTTTCTCTTGTAATGTAGTATCTTCAATGTATTCATTAAACTGAGGAAATAATAATTCTTCATTAGTATCCCATCTCTTAATGATCTCCATTGATTCCATTAGACGCATAGCATTTTCTCTACCATGCATCTTGAATACATCAATACCTAAATCAACAAACTCTTCCCAATCTTCTTTCCATGGAGGTAATGCTGCTTGCTTTAAAGCATTAGCTGGATCTCTTTCATCCCATCCAGAACATGACACTCTACTAATAGAATCATTAAAATACTGAGGATCATCTTCACCTCTCTCCATGTTGTAATGATAGTGTTCTGGCATGATCGGACATCCACCCCAACACCATTCATTAGCAAGTAATGATATCTTAACTGGTTTACCTATCTCAGCACAATATTCTTTTGCTTTCTTAATTCTTAGTAGTTGATCATGATCTCTCATTAGATCACGATCTAAATTAATATAATTAAATCCTGCCTTTGCTAAATTAACTATCTCATTTGCTCTTGTTACTTCTCTTAGTATAGTATTTTTAATATAGAGTTCTGGAAATTCTTTCTGTATCTGTCCAGTTAACAACCATGTTGTATGAGGTATCGTAGCAATACGAACACCCATATCATATACTCCTTTAAAATTCTCAATAAAAAGATCCAAATTCTTTTGATTAGGAAGAACTTGAATATTATTAAATGTTGCTGATAATGGAATACCTGTTTCTTGAGAAACGTAAAGAGCATTGAATGTTGTCTCTCTCATATCCCCATCAATAGTATCCCCCATTGCGTCTTGAACGAATGGAGGCATTCGACATGTAAAATATATGTCGTAAATATGTTTCTTATACTGATTCAGGAACGGTATAAAAGTTCCTACTACAAAATCTTCAGGTAATTTTGTATTCAGCGGGATCGAGAACCTTTGTACCATATTCTTCTAGAACTTTATTAATAAAAATACCTTCGTTGTCACTATGTTCTACTAGGAGTTGCTTGTTCTCCATTGCGATTTGTCTGAGTTTTACTCTGTCTAGATCCTTATCTTTATTTTCAAGATTGTACTTATCATACATCATGAAATGTACAATAGGCAGAAGCTCATCATACCGTTCTGCATCAGCGTGCCAAACACCTGCCATCTATTTTTCCCCCTCTTTTAAATGTAGCTGTCCTGTATATTTATGTGCTTCAAACTTAGGCATTGTTATACCTTCTGATTCTATCTGTGCTTTTATAGCAGGAGCGAATGTTTTATTTAATTTATCCATACCACCACCAACAAGAGCAGAGAATTGTATTGCTACTTCTAAACACTTAACTTGATCCTGTTCTGGCATATCCAAAATAGAAGTCATGTTACCAGTACCTATTCTACCATATGATACAATGTCCATAGCAGCCTGTTTACCCATACGAGCAATCCAGTATATTCTTTCTTCCTCTTCTTGTTCTTCTATGAAATATTCTAAAGGATGCTGTTCATCAATATGTTCATGAACAACTTTCAAGAAATGTGTCATTTCTATTTCTGACTGACGTAGTTTTCTTTTCCAAATACCTATGTCATAATCATTCTTTTCTAAATCAATCTGAACAAATCCAGCATCAATTTCATCTCCACCTTCTTCCTCTATATTATCAAGAGTACGAAGGAATTTCTTTCTTAATAATTCTGCTTTTCTAAGACTATGCCTATTTTCTATATAAGCATGATACCTAGTTTCTAACTCCATTAATGCCTGACGCACTTTTCTCCATGGAGTCAGTTGCATATCAACAACAAAATGCTGACTTTGATATTCAGTCATACCGCTATTGAAACGCATACAACCTTCTAAGATATCAAAATCTTCCTTTGAGAAATCAAATTCCTCAACGAAAGACTTAGCTAAACTTATCTCTCCAGTATCAGAACTGACTATGTTATTAACATCAGCAATGATATCAGATAATTCTGCGTTATAGGATAATCTAGTTTTCTTTGGATCTCTGTTTGTTAATTCAGAACTTAAAGACATATGCGTCTACCTCATACTCTGGTTTACGATCCCAGTCAGTATCAGATATAGTGCGACCCATTTCAATTGCTTGCATCTGAGGCATCATAATACCGATGTGATCTTCATATAATATATTTAGGTCCCATACAGAATCCGCATTTTCAAACTTCTTCTTAAGTTCTTGATACGTGACAAGCATGGTAGACAGATTATCTTCATATTCTTCTGCCTTAGTCAAAATTTTATTAGACAAATCTGTTTTAGTTATACTTCTTTTCTCAGCAAGATAATCAAGGAATGGAGTTTTACTTCCATTAGCTCCTTTTTCTCTCAACCATTCTCTTGCTTCATGCTTCTGTATTTCCCAAGAAGCAGTTTCTAATTCTGTTGTATCTCTTAAATTTTTAATCCTTACATTAAACTCATCATCAATAATTTCTATAGCAAAAAGTTTCATGAAATCAGTAATTTCTTTTTTGATTTCATCTGTTAATTCTACTGGTACTTTAAGAACACCGCCAGCAGGAGTCCATGCTTGAGCAACACCTTGTTGGTTAACAGTTGCCATAACCTTACCATAAGGTCTAACTTCTGAGAAGAAGTTAGATCCATTTAGTGCTTGCTTTTTGGTAACTTCCTTATACTTATGTTCCCACTCTTTAGAGATAACTTGGAATATATTCTCACTTATTTCTACACATGCGAAATGCATCAACGAAAATATTTCGTTGTAATGAAGTCTAGAGTCAGCAGTCTCAGCAATATTGACATACTGCTCAGGCTTGATTTCTCTTTCGTTGACGATTAAGTATCTCATTGTTTATTGTGCGTATCTAGCTGTAACAGATGCTGCTGCTGAACAGCAACCACCTGATGATTGTCCATAATGTCCTTTGGGTCTTGTTGTTGCACCCATATTAGTCTCAACGTCAGTTGAATAATCCCACTTAGTAGTATGGTTGTTCTGCTGACCGTCATATTGTCCCATCATATAACCCCAGTCCTGACCCATCATCATGTTCTCTTCTCCGTAAGAACGAACCTTAGATCCATTCTTAATACCAGATCCTGAAGAACCATTGTACTTAGTCCAAGGAGTTGTAACGTTGTTACCAGTACCACAGTAGAAGTGACCCCACTTAGAAGGTAGCGGTTTACAAACTCCATCAGGAGCAGCAGATGAAGACCAGTTACCCCAACTATCGTTAGAATGATCACAGTAATATCTGTTACCTGAGAATGAAGCCCATGTTCTATCTTCATCAGCACATGAAGCAGTATGATCATTACCAGAAGGTGAGTTACCTGCCTGATACATGATCTCTGAAGGGAAGTGTAACTTACCTACAGCAGAGTTACCTCCACCCAAGTTGTATCCATGCTGTTGTTTTTGTGCAGATGCACATGAGTTTCTGTCTCTGTTAACAGGCATGTTCCAACCACCAACAGTACCATAACCCATGATTCCTCTTGGGTCATCTCCTTCCCAACCGTAGTTGTGAGGTGAATATGTACCACCACCAGGGTTACTACCTGATGTACCAAACATTCGTCTCATTCCAGTATGGAGGTTGATCGAAGATGTATGGTTTGATGATCCAGTGAATGCGTTAACACATCCATGACCATACCCAAAGTAATCACTCCAAGTAACGTCAGCATATGTTAGTGCTCTATCAATTTGCTCACCACAGTAGAAAGTAACGTCTGTAGCGTGCCAAGTTTTGTTTACTGTTCTCCAAGGATTAGATCCTTTATATCCAGCAACCAAGTAACCATGTGTAATTAAACTTCTGTATCTAAATCCTGTTAAGGGTGAAGAAACAGCATTGTTCATACCAGGATAAGCCCAGAAAGTTCCGTTCTCTCCATCAGATACCAGATAAGCACCCCTTGTCTCATTAGTTGCTCCTGGTACACCACCTCCTACGTCATCCCATTCAGAACCATTCCAAATCTGTGCTTTCGCATCACTAGAGTTCCAAATCATCTGACCTATATTAGGAGATGCAGGTCTACTGCCACTGGCAAAAGACGGCAACTTCAAACCTTGAGTCTGAAGTGACGCATTACCTGTAACAACAGTTCCAACTGTTAATTGAGACATGACTACCTATCTTTATTAATTCTATTTATGACTTAGGGTATTTATCTTTGACAGCAGCGACAGATTGATACCACTGACCATCTTTTCCAGGAACTACCCCTTGTTCCATATCATGCCAAAGTTTATCGAACTGCTCTGCGATATCTGGGTACTCGACTCTACGAGCAAGATCATAAGCAGGTGGAGAATGTTCGATTTTTTGAACTTGCTGCAATGCCAAATTATATGTAAAGTCAGCAATATCTTGACCAGCACCTACTTCACCTAGCCATTCAACCCACATGAAATTTGAGTGTACCTCAAACCTTTCATCCTGAGAACCTTTTATGAACTGAAGGACAGTTCCGTTTTCTTTGTTTACAAGTACTTGATACATTTTAGGTATACTCCCATACTATTACGCAACCAGCACCGCCGTTGCCGTTGTTATGTGCATGTCCATTTTGTGAATAATATCCATAAGCACCACCAGAACCCCATTGTCCATGAGTACTTTCAGCACCATCACTTGAGTTATGATGGTTTGATCCTGCCTTATGCCAGAATGTAGATCCACTACAACCTTCTCTGTTGGAACCGTGTGACATTTCACCAGGTCCGCCAGGTAAGTTTATATCTCCACCAGAAGCATCTCCTCCTCTTCCACCTTCATATGGGTTATCTGTGTAACCACCAGCACCACCAGAAGCAGTACAATATGAACCAAAAGATGAAGATCCTCCTGAACCTCCACGTCCACCATTTCTAGCATATCCACCTCCACCACCATATGTGTAGTTGACACTGTTTACACTAGAAACATCAATATATTTAATTGCAGTAGCACCACCGCCACCACCAGCACCACGATAGTTATTGTCATTACAACGACAACCACCGCCTCCACCAGTGACGTAAACTAATACATGACCGCAACCAGCTGGTTTTGTCCACGTACCAGATCCACCAGAGGTTGATCTAGATGACCATGATCCATTCTGTGATGTATATACTTGAATGCCAATTAAAGCACCAGGTGTTGTCATCGCAGAATAACTACTGCCATTCCATATTCTTAATTCATCGTTTTGCAGATCCATTATATTAACTCCTGCGGAGTTTTGGATCTGGTCTACTTTTAATATTCCAGCCATTTTATTTCCTTATACGATAGCCCAGTTACCACCACTATTTATAGTGACTGTATAACCGTTTGCAATTGTCATTGGACCTGCACTAACGCAGTTGACGTTAGCAGGTATAGTGACGTTTTCAGAGACTGTGTTTCTGTTAGACTTAAAGATTCCATAAGTATCAATCCACATTTGGTCTCCGTTAACATAACCAATTCCTCTGAAGTTAGCAGTACCACCAACATCTAATGTGTATGATGGGTTTGCCTGATTGATACCAACCTTAGACATTCTATGAATGTCAGTTCCGTTAGAAGATTCTGTCCAACGTGAAGTAACAAACTCAGCATTGTTCTGGAAGAACTGACCGTTAAGGTTCATATCACCTTGTACGGTTAACTGATAAGTTCTATTTGTATTGTTGTTTGGATCAGTACCAGAGTTTGTAGTAGTGTTAATAGAAACTCTATTGTTACTACCATCAACAGCAATTGCTGGTGTAGTATTCCAAGTTGTTCCACCGTTGTCAGTAGATGCTTGGATTGCAAAGTAATGATTACCTACTGTCTGGTTACTAACTCTGAAGTTTCTATAAGAAGAAGAACCACGTAAGTTTATTCTTGCACCAGAGTTATCATCATCCTGATCAATGTTAAGTGTACCAGTAATCATTGCAGTACCAGCAACTTCTAATGCGAAGTCTGGTTCACGGTTAATACCAACACCTAAGTTTCTAGATGCAATAATATCACCAACAACACGGAACGCTAATTCTGATTCAGTACCTTCTACTGTGAAAGTATTTCCATACTCACTGTTAGGTGATTGTGAATCTGAATGATTGTATCTAATAGTACCAACTTGAGAGAAGTCAGAAACATCTGTAAATCTAATTCTTGCACCTGTAGCAGGAGCATTGGTTGCTGATTTAAGTAATATACCTTCATCACTGCGAATATCTAGAGCAGCAGAAGGAGAAGTACCTACGTTAATACCAACTCTATTAGCACTCGCATCAACGAATAGAACTCCAGCATCAACATTTAAGTCATTACTTAGAGTTGTAATACCAGTAACACCAACTGTACCACCAACAGTTAAGTTGGAAGATGCACCAGCAAGTGCCAATGAACCAGTCATGGTATCACCAGTCTTCAATACGTTAAGTGATGCAGCACCTGATAATGTACCAGTAATAGTACCAGCAGAGAAGTTACCTGAACCATCTCTCTTAACAGCAGTATCAGCAATGTTATTAACTTGGAATACAATGTTACCTGCGTTCCATACAGTAGAACCATTAACTTCTAAACCATCAGCATTAGCAACTTTAACTTCTAATGTACCAGAACCATCAGTTGTAGTACCACCAGCAGCAATCAAAGCAACGTTATAGTTTGATGCAGCAGATGCAGAAGAGTTGAAGTAAACAGCAGGACTAGATGCCTGACCATCCTTTCTACCAAGTCTTAGTTTTGCAGTACCAGAATCACTCTCAAGTCTAGTTACCTCGAAGGTGTTATCATCTTCAATAGTGAAGTCTTGGAATGGAACTCTGTTACTTGCAGTACCAATTGTTAGAGCACCAGTAAAGTTACCAGAAGTTAATCTACCAATTAGAATACTGTAATCATTGAAATTATCATTAACGTCATCGTTAATAGTAATAGCATCAATTGTGAAACTACCAACTGCCTGTGCGTTAGCATTGTATAGGTTGACTGGGTTACCTGGTGTGAATGGTGAACTGTTAAGGATTAAACCTTGTACATAGATCTGATACTTAGCATCACCATTAAATGTCTTGACTACTAATCTATCTTGATAAGATCTAGGACTAATGAATCCTGGTAGTCTGTTATCAGACATAATACCAGAGTTCAAGTTGTAAGCATTCTGATACCAATCACCTTGTCTATTATCTAATCTGTCAGCATCAAGATCTGAATCTACACCATCGTTAAGTGATGTCCAAACCTTACCCCATGAACCGAATGTAGAAACACCTGTACCAGAACCTCTGATCCACATGTTGTCATTGTCTGTAAATGCAAGTTGTCTAATACCACCGTAAGTAGCATCGAAACCAGAACCACCATTTCTGATAGTCATTACTAGGTTTCTAGTACCACCGTCTGAAAGACTGTTAGCACTGTTGAATACTGTGTTAGCGATAACACCTTCAACGAAGTTGTTTGGAGCAGGGTTTGATGTAGGGTTGTTAGTACCTGTTATCAAACGAATTGTATTCTGAGATGAACCAGAAATACTAATGTTATATGTACCAGATAATCTATCAGTTGGTAATGTACCAGCGTTCTGGTTACCAGAGTTTAGATAGAACGCACCTTGAGCACCATCAAGAAGGTCAGCATCTAATCCACTGTCAGCACCAGTCTTAAGTACAACAGAACCATTACCTGCTAAACCAATATCAAATTGTGATTTCTTATATCTAGAAACACCAATTGTACCGTAGAGGTCAGCAGAAATTGTTTGATCTGTAACTCTCTGAACGTCAATAGCAACGTTAGCATACTGTCTGTTAACAGTACTTACTTTAGCTTCTAATACTAGACCAGATCCAGTACCTATTTGTGTTGGAGCAACTGTAATTGAGAAGTCAGCACTATATCCTGTACCACCGTTGGTTACAGTTACATCACTTACTGCGTTACCAGATACAACTATATTTGCTTTTAGTTCAGTACCAGATCCACCTGTTAGTGGTATATCATAGTATTGACCATTAGTGTATCCAGAACCAGCATTAGAAATAATAACGTCATCAACGAAGTTACCTTGAGTATATGTTGACTCGAAGGTTACTGGAGAAGCACCCCTTTCAAATTCAATAATAGTACCAGAAGCAATCGTCTGGTTAACTGGGTTGTTAATTGAAACTGTGGTTAATCCACCAGCAGTTACAATACCTGTAATATTTGTGTTTGCCTGTATTCCATTAACAGTGTTCTTAACTTCATGACCAATCAGAGCATTCTGGTTTGTCTGGAATATTAATGAGTTAGTTCCACTAGTTGCCTGTGAATACAACTGAGCAAAGTATCTATTTTCTGCACCTTTAATTGATTGCATTGCAAGTGCATAGTTCTGGTCTCCTCTTAAGAATGTGAAGGAGTTAGCAGAACCACCTGATGCCAATCTATCTGTTTCAATAACACCAGATGTAATATCAGCAGCAGCAATTTGGTTAGTAGATAGTGATACCCAGTTAGAAGCAAGAGAAGAAGATGTGTTTACAACACGGTTAATATTAACTGTTGTAGCAGTTGGTGTTGTACTATCATCGAATGTATCAGTATCTTCAATCTTAAGCTTGTTAACAATAGTACCATACAATCTACTTTCAATTAAGCAGTTACCTTGTGCTTGTGTTCCAGCTCCTGGAGGTGCAGCGAATGTGATTGTTGGAGCAGTAGTATATCCTTTACCACCAACAAATCCATTAAAATCAACAATAGTAGCAGTAACAACTTCACCGTTAGCAATAGTACATGTAACAGCAGCAGCAACTGCACCACCACCAGGATTACCTCCTGAAACTGTGACAGCAGGAGCAACTGTATATCCAGAACCAGAGTTAGTAACGTTTATTTGATAAACAACACCTTGTCTGTATTCTGTAGACTGAATACGACCACCAGATACACTACCTTCAAATATATCTCCGATAGTAAATGCTAGGTTAGAATCAAATGCAAATCCTAAGAATAGACTTGTTAGGTCATTGTTCAAGATGAATGACTGTGATGTATCCTGTTGGATAGCGATGTCACCAGCAAGAGCACCTTCTAGTGCTAATCTTTCTGGTTCGTCAGCAACAGTGTAAACACTGAATGGTCTCAAAGCAGGAATCTGGTCAACAGATATCTTACCTGAGTCTGTTAGTTCAACCAATGCTCTAGGAACAGCGTTCGTAGAGTAGGGTTTGTTAATATATGGACCTAAGTTATTTGTAATATAATCTTTAACTGCCTTCTGAGTAGGTAGTTTAGAGTCAGATGCGTTTGCACCACCCAATGTGTTGGAGTCATCGAATCCAGTAACAACAACGTCACCACCTTTTAGTTTCAAGAATTCAACTTCAGAGATCGTAACCGTACCAGTAAAGGTAATGTTACCAGTTCTGTTCTCAATTCTAGCGAATGTACCAACCTTGAAGTCTCCTAGTTCGTCAGTACCAGAGACATATACACGACCATAGTTCTGTGATACCTGTTCGTTTGCCTCTATCTTAGTACCACCGTTCTCAGGTAGAGCAAGGTAGTTAGTACCAGATCCAGCAAATTCCCATGTATGAGATGAGGAGTTAACAATAGATGGTCTGTGTAAGTTAATAGTCTTACCAAGTAATACACTTGTAGATACTGCCTGACCAGTAGCAACATCAGTCAGATCCATTCCACCACCAGTACCATCATCAATGGTTAACTGAGCAGAGAAAGGAGGACCAACGGTAACTGCTGAAACTACATCAACGAAGTATTCAATTGCAGTATTAGTATTGGTATAACCATTAATCTTAACAACATAATGCTCTAATGGTTCTCTTCCTAATCCACTAACTGTAAGAATTGTTCTACCAGTAGGTGTAGAAGATACATTAGTAATAGTT